TGTCAAAGGCTGCTGGAATGGCCCTTGCGCTGAGTCAGAGTTGAGACAGATGGTCTGTCCAACTTGTGCAGCAATACAGGCTCTCTTGAATGCCGGTGGCTTGGCTCCTGAATACAGTCGAGCGGTAGGTCGGGCAGTGGGCCGACCCATTGAACGGAAGGCCAAGAAAGTAGTCAAGCGGAAGGCGTCAAAGTGGAATAAGCATGTCAAGGCAAAATGGCGTGAATATCGACGGAAGCACCCCAACGGCAAGAAGACGTTCGCTCAGATTGTCAAGGCCGCTAAACGGAGTTACAAGAAATGAGAAATGGGCTGCACACAATCCGTGGGACTTTCAATTGGAGCATAGGAGCAAACGACGCCACCACGGATCCGATACGGCTCTTGCTCGACAACGGCGACTTCAGAAAGAACTTCATCGTTGAATCGTTCGACTGCTTCCCAACTGGGATGGAGGCTCTCTCACACAATCTATGGTCTCAAAGCGGAACCGTTTGTGTTCTTGCGACAAGGTTCAACGGAGCGATTGCGACCACCGATAGAGTGGGACAGATTCGGGGAGCAGGTGCAAACGACAACCGACAGATTGCATGGTCTTTATTCGATAGTCAAGCCCAAGTTGCATTCATCGACCCGGAGCATTTGATAGTCGAAGATTTGTTCGTCAATGCATGGATTATCGACCATGGGGTAGGAGTGCATTATCTTCCCAATCAGGAGATATCCTACGTCATCAAGTTGCGTCAGGTCAAGACGCCGATTTATCAGGCCATTCTTGCATTGGTGAAGGAGCGGGCTCAGGATGATATTCCCGGCGATTAAGGACGGGTGCCGTGATTGGTGCGGAGTACGCGGTTGCCGATGCTGTCCACTATCAGGCGGGAACCGGGCTCCAGGTATGGTATTCAATTCTGAAGACCGAGTGTGGTAGGGTGGGACCAATTCCTCCAACAATCGCCTTCACGGGCCGTTAGAACGACCGTAGAGCCGTGTTCTCCCTCGCCACCCACCACCTCGGCACCTCTATCCCCTTGTAGCCGGTTTATCCGGCGGATAGAGCCGGTCGGCACAATGCCGACATGAGAAGATAAGAGGTGTTCCGTGGGGGAACGATGGAGGCTCAGACGAGCCTCCCGGTGTACGCGGTCCGTGAACCGTCCTCGTCAACGTGGACGATTTCAAATCGCTGCGACAGTCCACCTATCGGCGTCCATTCGTCGTACTCATCATTCGCTACATCGACTTTCCACGGAACCCCCGTTTCTTTCCCGTAGACCGTCAGCAGCAGATCTCGTATCAGACCCGGAGAGAGCGTCAAGAACTGCCCTCCAACTTCCCAGTCCCCGAAAACCAATCCATGCCCCTTCCCGAGATTGAGAACGGCTGCTCTGCCGTCGTCGTTCGCCTTGGGTGGGACGTTGTAGCCGAGTACGTCGCGTACTGCTGCAACCGAGGTGAATATCACCGACTTCAACTCAAACTGAATCGAGTCTCCCACCGGGATTTTCAGCCACGATATGTTGCTCCCTTGTTCGTTCTCATCGGGCAGGTCGAATAGCGGTTTTCTCTTGGCGAGATTCACCGTCATCAGTGCCCAAATCATCAGTGCAATAATCCAACTCATCATTTCATTTTCCATGTGTATCTTTTTTCACTCCAGTTCTCCATGTTCCCCCACGGAACAGAGATGCCGACCAAGCGTCGAGATATGAACAAATCGGAGTCAACTCGGAGTAAATGCAATTTCTTGAATCCGGGGCGAGCTTTCTTACCTGGTTCGAATTAATCTTGGATTCAAGATCTAAATCGCAGATGCTTTTTCTCACCGAATCGGAATCCGGGGAAGATTGATAACGTCACCCCGGTTCCGGGAACCAATGGCAAGCAAGAGTACGGATGCGTTTTTCGTCCGTGGAATGATTCAGACAACCACAGATGATGCGTGGGAAACGACAGAGATTGACCTCGGAAGTTTCGTCGATGCCCTAGGCGAGCATGTACTTCGCATTTTTTCGATATCATGCAGGTATCAGGACGGTGGTGGAAACGGTCCACCGGTCCCCGATAACATCACTGCTCCGGGTGGTCAAGCATACATCACTTGGGCTCTCACTACGCAGCCTCTTTCAAGCACCACGACCCAGTTGGATTTGTCGGATAAATCCCTAGTTGCAAGTGGCACATTGGGATGGTTGGCGAACGGTGACCCCCTCAACGTCGGCACCACTCTACTCGCCATCAGTGAGCGGTACGACATAGCGCCTCAGGATTGGCGGAATGGCATGCTAATTGGGGTCGACACACTCTATCTCAGCATCTACCAAGACAGCGATATGGGACCGGACGAGAACCGTGTCAGCATCTGTATGGAATGCGTCTCAGAAAAGTTGTCAAAGGCTGCTGGAATGGCCCTTGCGCTGAGTCAGAGTTGAGACAGATGGTCTGTCCAACTTGTGCAGCAATACAGGCTCTCTTGAATGCCGGTGGCTTGGCTCCTGAATACAGTCGAGCGGTAGGTCGGGCAGTGGGCCG